AAAGACTTGGTAGATGCTTTATGCGATGTTGCTAAGGAAACAAAGATGCATATTCATTTAGTCCATCACATAAGGAAAGGTGGAGAATCCAGTCGAATTGCAGAAAAAAAAGATATTAAGGGTTCAGGTGTAATTACTGATCTTGCAGACAATGTGATGATAATTGCTAGAAATCGATTAAAAGAAAAAGAAACTGAACAAAATAGAATTGTTGATAATACTCAGCCTGATACATTTTTAATTACTGCAAAACAAAGAAATGGTGATTGGGAAGGTACATTAGGACTATGGTTTGACAAGAAAAGCCAACAGTTTACTGAAATTTTTCAACAACCAATTATTAATTATTTGGGGGAAGAATGACAGATTTATTTGATGGAGAATTAGAACCAAGCTGGGCAGATCATTGGAAAAATATGCCTGAATATGTTCAAGGTGATCTTTCACCTTATAGGGTAATTTATGTACGATTCAGAAATGAAGAAGATGTAAAAAAGTTTGAGCAACTTATGGAACAAAAAATTACTGAAAATCAAAAAACCATTTGGTATCCATACGCTGAACCTAGAACAGTTTCCAATTTAAGGTATGTTGATGAATCCTGATTATCCAATTTACATTGTTTCCAAAGGAAGATGGGAAAGCAGACTTACCAGCAAAGCACTGGAAAGGATGAATGTACCTTATTTCATCATTATAGAAGAACAAGAATATGATCAATATGCTTCTGTCATAGATTCTCAGAAAATCTTGGTACTTCCTCGTCATTACTTAGAAAACTATGATACTTTTGATGATCTTGGATTTACTAAAAGCAAAGGACCGGGTTCTGCTCGTAATTTTGCATGGGATCATTCCATCAATATCAATGCACCTTGGCACTGGGTTATGGATGACAACATAGCTTCATTTCAGCGATTAAATAGAAATCTTATGGTCAAAGTAACCAATGGAGCAATTTTTAAAGCCAGTGAAGATTTTGTTCATCGTTATGAAAACTTAGCCATAGCTGGATTTAACTATGATTTTTTCTGTCAATCCAAAGAAAAACATCCACCATTCATTTTAAATACTCGGATTTACTCTTGTTTGTTGATCAGGAACGATATTCCTTATCGCTGGAGAGGTAGGTATAACGAAGATACAGATCTATCCCTAAGGGCTTTAAAAGATGGCTGGTGCACTATTCAATTTAATGCATTTATTCAAGAGAAAGCTCAAACCCAAACAATGAAGGGTGGAAACTCTGATGAATTCTATTTCAAAGAAGGCACAATGCCAAAATCACAAATGCTTGCAGATATGCATCCTGATGTTGCAAAAGTTGTATGGAAGTTTAATAGATGGCATCACCATGTAGATTACAGAGCATTTAAAAAGAATATATTAAGATTTAAACCTGATCTCAAAATTCCTGATGCAATAAATAATTATGGAATGAAACTTGTCACGATTAAATAATGTGATATATTATATATTATGCCAAAAATTAAACTTGAACCCAAAGGTAATGCAGTCAAAAAAATAAGAGAATTTCTTGTAAATCAACAAGTTCCATTTACTTATACTGATATTGCCAAGAACTGTGATTTAAATGCTACTGAAATCTCAATGGCTTTATGTCATTTAATCAAATTGAAATATGCAACTAGAGAACGAGTTACTAATCCTAACCCTAGAGGTCGAAGGATCATTTGGCAATATACTTATTTTCCTGATAAGATTAAATGAAAGAATTTTTTATTCTTGCTAATGATGCAGTAAGAATTAATGCAATAGAAGCAATCAAAAAAGCTCCTGAAGGACATATTGTTGAAATCAAACCCAAAAATAGATCCTTAGAACAAAATGCATTACTTCATACCATCATCCAAAAAATATCATTAAAGGTAGAATGGGCAGGAAAAAAAAGAGCAATAGATACATGGAAAAGACTCCTTACTGCTGGTTGGTTAAGAGCAAGAGGTGAATCAATTGAAATATTACCATCTATTGATTACCAAGGAGTAGATATTGTATTTCGACATACTTCCCAACTTACAGTGGCAGAAATGTCAGAGTTTATAGAATACATTATGGCTTTTGCAGTAGAACATGGAATAGATCCATGACAGAATTTGAAGGTGTAAACATTGATACTATACATTACAAAATGACAACGAAAAAAGAAAAAGATTATTATGGAAAACTCGCAAACTTTGGTTGTGTCTTATGCCACCTCATTGGATTCGAAGGGATACCAGCAGAAATCCACCATATCAGAAATGGAAACATCCCAAGAAAGCAAGCTCCAGTCATCCCCTTATGTTTCGAGCATCATCGAGGAAATTTTGGTGTTCACTCTCTTGGCAAAAAAGGAAAATTTGAAGCTCGCTATGGCATTGACGAGCAAGCCTTACTTACCTTTATCGAAGAACAATTTGGAGAAAATCCTGTAAATTTGTGATAGTATCCCAACTATGACTAAGCGAAAAAAACCTGAAGATCTATTACCTATGGGTAGACCAACTGTCTACAAGGAAGAATATTGTGATCAACTTATTACATTTTTTGATCAAGAACCTTATGAAGAAAAGATTCTTAAAGATCGTAGTGGTGGACAAAAGAGAGAATTAGTACCTTGTAAGTTCCCAACACTTTCTCGATTTGCTTGTAACATAGGGGTTACGAGAGAAACCCTTTGGGACTGGGCAACATCAAAAAAAGCTAATGGAGAGTTAAAACATCCAAACTTTTCTAACGCATATAAAAAAGCCAAGGAATATCAAGAATCTATACTCGTTGAAGGTGCAATGGCTGGAGCATTTTCACAACCATTTGCCATATTTACAGCTAAAAATGTTCTTGGCTGGAAAGATAGACAAGAAGTAGAAAACACTGGATCAGTAGAGATTAACTATCATGGTGGACTTCCAGTAAAAACTAATGAAGTATGACATCTATGCTCCAACATTTCACGAAGGACAAACTGATCTATACCTAAATGGATCTAAGCTCAATGCAGTTAGATGTGGCAGACGATGGGGTAAGACTAGATTTTTAGAGATCCTAGCTACTGATGCAATATGTAAAAAGAAATCAGTAGGGATATTTGCTCCTGAATACAGACAACTACAAGAACCTTGGGATCATATACGAGAGATCCTAACTCCTATCATTTCATCAGCAAACAGGAATGAAGGAACAATCAAATCTAAATTTGGTGGCAAAGTTGATTTTTGGATATTGAATGATAATGAACTTGCTGGTAGGGGTAGAGAATACGATTTGATTCTTATTGATGAAGCATCATTTACCAAAACTCCACAAATGAAAGAGATTTGGGAGAGATCATTAAAGCCTACTATGCTCACCACAAGAGGTATAGCATGGGTATTTTCAACTCCTAATGGGGTAGATACTGAAAACTTCTTTTATTCGATCTGTAATGATCCTGATATGGGGTTTACAACATTTCATAAGCCTACTAGTACAAACCCTTATGTACCACTTGAAGAACTCGAAAAGGAAAGAGAAAGAAATAATCCTTTAGTTTTCCAGCAAGAATACTTGGCTGAATTTGTGGACTGGTCAGGAGTTGCTTTTTTTAGCTTGGACAAAATGCTACAAGATGGTAAGCCTTTGGATTATCCAGTTAAATGTGATGGTGTTTATGCTGTGATGGATACAGCAGTCAAAGGTGGCAAAGAAAATGATGGTACAGGTGTTATTTATTTTGCAATTAATAAGCTGTATGGACAACCATTGATTATCTTGGATTGGGATATATTGCAAGTGGATGGAGCTTTATTAGAAAGCTATATCCCAACCATATTTCAGCGATTAGATGATTTTGCAGGTAAAACACAAGCTAGAAATGGTAGTGTTGGCTTATTTATTGAGGATACTGCAACTGGATCAATTCTTATTCAACAGGGAAGAACAAGAGGATGGAATACTCATGCCATAGATTCCAAGCTAACTGCTGTAGGAAAAGATGAAAGAGCAATTTCAGTTTCAGGGCATTTTCATCAAGAAAAACTTAAAATATCTCAATACGCATTTGATAAGGTAGCAAGTTTCAAAGGATCTACAAGAAATCATTTGATTACTCAAGTAACTGGATTTAGAATAGGTGACAAAGATGCTCATAAAAGGGCTGATGATCTATTGGATTGTTTCACTTATGGAATTGCTATTGGTGTTGGCGATAAATATGGCTATTAAAGGATAACTATGTCAAATATAACGATAACTACTACAACCATTGGTGGAACTTTAATGGATATTCTTAGTTCAGGGGATATTCAACCCGGTACTGATGCTGGTTATCAACTATGTAAAACCCTATGGGAATATCATCCTTTAGGCGGAAAACTCGTAGAAAAGCCAATTATGATGGCTTTATCTAAGCCAAGAATCATTACAATAGATGCTGAACCAAAAGAAATGTTGGTAGAAGCATTTGAGAGAGAATGGGAAAAACTAGGAGCAACGAACCATATTCGTGATGTGAGCTTTATCAAAAGAGCTTATGGTGCTGGTGCTATCGTTATTGGTGCTCCCAATATACCTACAACTGAACCATTGGATTTATGGAAACTTGCTGATCAAGAGATTTATTTTAATCAGCTCGATCCTTTAAACTTAGCTGGCTCTATTGTTACTAATCAAAACCCTAATGCTCCTGATTTCCAAAAGCCATTGGCTTATAGTACAGCGGCTGGGCAACCATATCATCCTAGTAGATCAGTAGTTGTATTTAACAACACACCAATTTATTTAAGTTTCCAATCTTCAGCGTTTGGCTTTACTGGTAGATCGGTATTTTTAAGAGCTTTATATCCTTTGAAATCATTTGTGCAATCCATGATTACTGATGATTTGGTAACTTTTAAAGCTGGATTATTAATTGCTAAACAAAAACCTGCTGGATCAATTGTTAATAATTTGATGCAAATGGCGGCTGGGATTAAGAGAACATATCTTCAGCAAGGAGCAACAGGTAATGTGCTTTCTATTGATATTGACGAACATATAGAAGCAATTAATCTAACCAATACTGATACTGCTATGACAACTGCTAGAAATAACATCATAGCGAATATAGCCGCTGCTTCTGATGTTCCTGCATTATTGCTCAAAGATGAAGCATTTACGCAAGGATTTGGAGAAGGTACAGAAGATGCAAAAGCCATAGTTCAATTCATAGATGGTATTAGAAATGACATGGATAGCTTGTTTAAATTCTTTGACAAGATCGTACAACATCGTGCATGGAATAGAGAATTTTTCGAAGCAGTTCAAAATCAATATCCTGAAATTTACAAGGATAAGACTTATGAACAGGCTTTTTATATGTGGCAAAATGCATATAAAGCTGATTGGACTTCTCTCATGGAAGAACCACCAAGCGAAAAAGTTAAAGTTGCAGACATTAAAATTAAATCTATTAACGAAGTATTGCGTACTGTTTTACCAGTCATAGATCCACAAAACAGAGCAACATTAATACAATGGGCACAGGATAATATTAATGAAATGGAAGATTTATTTGAGAGTTCATTAAATCTTGATTCTGATCTAATATCTGAATACGAAATACCTAAGGAAGAATTAACCAATTTACCAAAAATAGCGTAGGTGATTTATGCGATTTCTCAATAAAAAATCAGGGCAATTTGTAACTGTCTATCTTAAACATACACAAGCTGTATGTGCTTTATTGAGATCACAAGATTATTTAGTTGTTAATGATACTATATGGCAAGAAGCAGATCATCCTAGAGATACTGATGGAAAATTCACTAGTGCAGGTGGTGGAGCAGAAGCACCAGCAACAGGAAAAGCAGTAGCACCTATTACAACTCCAGCAACTCCAGCTTTATTATCTAAACCTAAAGCTCCAACAGCTAAGAATAATAAAAAACACTTAGAAAATGTTTTTAATACAAAAGACTTAGAACCATTAAAACCTGAAGCAAGAATTAAATTGGAATCAATTTATGAAAAGGCTTCAGAAGTAAAAGATAAATTTGATGCAATTGGTGAAAAAATTACTAAAGAAGTAAATGGAGAATATAAAAAACCACCATTAAAAGGCACAAAAAGAGCAGTTGAAAAAATTATGTATGATTACAATGGAGATCCAACAAAAATTAAAGATTTAGTTCGATCAACTATTGAAGTTAAAACAATTGCAGAAGCACAAGGAGCGGTTGATAAAATTAAAAAAGAATATAAAGTTCTCGATAGTGGTTTTAGAGATTTATTAAATCCAAATGTTAAATCCAACTTATTTGGTTATCGTGATGCCAAAATGAATGTAGAAATTGATGGAATAATTGCAGAAATACAAGTTAATATTCCTGAAATGCTTGAAGCAAAAAGTAGAAACCACGATAAATATGAAATCATATCTAAAATGGATAGAATTGTTTCATCAGAAAATAGAACTTTTACTGATGAAGAAGCACAAAAAAGAAATAAATTAATTCAAGAAATGGAAGCTGATTATGATTCAGTATGGAATGAATTAACTAAATCCATGAAACCTTCATAATTAATCGAAGTTCCTTTAACTGCTGAATCAATTGGAAATTTTCTTGGATGTTTTTCATCTAAAGCACAACATGAAGGTAAGCCACTGCCAGCACCAATAACTACTGGAATACCATCACAATCATAGAACACAGCATTTTTATCAAATTTCATTTTTAATTCCTTCATTAATATTTTATCATAATACTATGATTTTAGGTTGCAAAAAACCCCTTTATTCAAGGGGCTGGAAAACCTACTGGATCAGTAGTAAGCAGTCCAATGACTTTGCTCATAAATCGGAACACCAGCAACAACAGCCACAGGATTAATTCTATACGCATTTGCGTAACTCGCAACCCTAAAGTAAGCATTTTCAGCATCACCTTGGGCACGATAACTACTCACTGCATCACCCACAAAGCTATTTGGAACAGGAACACAGTAACCCTGATCAGGACAGCCATTTCCCTCTCTTAACTGGCTGATAGGTCTTACATCTATCATACGACCACGAACAGCAACAACCTGATAATAATCAATATTTGTTT